TCAAATAACACTCCAGTATTCTTAAACTTTGAGTGTTTAATTTTTTTCATTTACTTACCCTATATTTATTCTACCCTATAAACTAACACATATAAATATAAACAAATTTTTCTTTATTAAATTTTAGTTTCATCTATGAGGTTTTTTTCATCCAACATACCCCCTTTTTCATTCAAAACCTTCTTTTTTGCTGAAATTCCATTTATATATTCACGTGCTAGCTTTTTAGCGTTTGTGTTTAATACTCTATCTTCTCTCTTTCTTTCTTTGTGGTTTTCTTTATCTCCCAATGGGTCTCTACCGTATGGGTGCTTATCTTTACCATAGGTATTTCCTTCTCTAGGTCTTCCAACTTCCCTATTTAATTCAATTTCAGTTTTTAATTTACTGATTTCTTCTTCCACATTTTGTGGTTGTGGTGGGTTTGCTGGGTCCTGTCCTTGCTGTTCAATTGAAGTGTGTCTGAAACGGTCTTTAAGGTCTAATATTACTTTTGCTCTTTCAATATCAATTTCATCTTGTGACATTCCAAAAATATTGTGATATGCCCAATCTGATGATAACATATTAAGTGCTTTTGTATCAGATGCTAATCTTACCTTCTCACTCCAAAGATTAACTTTCTCTTGCTCATATATTGTAGAAGCGTTTGTTAAACTTAATTCAAAGTTTGTCATTTCTGAATCTTCAATACCTTGAGCTGCTAAGTGAACTACTGCAATTTTTGCCAATTCACTAACAACTGTACGTTGGATTCTTTCGATAGTTCTTGCAAAACGAACATCTTCTGCGGCAAGAGTAGCTTTACCATTAACATTCTCATCATAAGAAAGATATGCTTTTGGTACTCTTAATGCTGCAAATAATTTGTTTTTTAGATAATCAATATCCTCAATTGCTGCATAATCTAATCCAGCCAAGTTATCAATTGAAGTTCCACTATCACTACCACGAACAGGTAGAAAGAAATCTTCAGTAAGGTTTTGGATATTGTATTTTAGGTTGTAATCACCAGTATTTTTATCAACAAATGGAGTTTTCTTCATTTTATTGATAATTTTTTGCATATAGTTATCCACTTCTTGCGGTGGAATATTACCTATATCTATTTTGAACACTCTCTTTTCAGGTGCTCTCATAATACGATGGATTAACATCGCATCTTCCATAAGAGATAATTGTTTCCAAATTCTTCTCGCACCCTCAATCATTCCTTTACCATAAGGAAGAAAGTTAGTATCCGATAACATTCTGAAGTGAGCCATTTCATATTGCTCATATTCTTTTTTACCAAATCTATCCAATTCAACCTTATACTTTACATAATCAGGATTGTTTGGGTCAGTTCCTTCTAATCTCTCTACATTATAAACAGAATGAGGTGCTACATTTATAATACCTTTACCAGGCATAATTTCTAATGCTATAAAAGCATCACCATATTTTACTAAATTTCTAATCCAAGGCCATAAATTAAATTCTATGTTCATTATATCATAGAATAAATTATGCAATACATCTCTTACTTTTTCGTTTGTTGATTTAATTTGAAGTACATCACCATATTCATTCTTAGTTGTACTCTCATCAGCGTATATATCTAATGCAGAAGAAATAATTGGGTCAGTATCCATAGCATCATAATCCCTAAAAAGTTCTCTACGAACTTGATGATACGCCATTGATTGTGCACCCTGATGGGTTTCATAATAAGACCTTTGCAGTTTTGTATATCTATCTCTAAGGTTTACAAAGTTTGTATTATATTGACGGTCTTCAACATCAACAACTCTGCGTTTACCATCTTTATCAACGGTTACGATTGCATTAGTTGAAAATAGTTTTTTAAGTCTCCCAAAGAAACTCCTATCGTCTTGAAATTGTTCTGCCATAATTTATTTTACCATTTTCTACAAGACCAATATCTTGCTTTTGTTCTTGGACCAGGATTATCACAATTATGTCTTGCTCTGAAATTTTTTCTTCTTTCTGGATTAGACTTCTTAATTCTCATATTCGGGTCACCAAAGTTTACCTTAACAACCTTTCCAGTTTTTGGGTTCTTAACATAAACCTTAAATTTTTTAACATCACCTCTCATTGGTTTTCCAAGCTTTACTTCTCTACCTTGATACTCTGCTTCAAAAACACAATTACACCCAGCCTCATCTAAAGATTGTGAGTAAGATTTAAGATATGCTATGAAATCATCCATATCTTCTTGCTCTACATCCAATTCATCATAATCATCAATTGGGTTATCAGCTGGTTGGTCTCCTTTGGAATATGCTTTATCTACATATTCATCTTCTTTTAGGATATTTGATAATCTAATCATTTTGGTCTCCTTTTTCTATTTTGACATATACCATAAATATCACTAATTATCAAAACACCTACATTTTTACAACCATTGAGATAAGTCCTCAATATCATCACCAATTCTCATCTTCCAAGGGTTATCATCTCTATCCGATGGACCATAAACACCACTATATTGTTGGTTTGATGAAATACCACCCAAAGTTCTTTTTGTAAGGTCAATTCCTTCTTGTCTTAAACGAAGTGCTGTATCCCTAACCCATAATCCAATTGAAAATGCCATTGTCAAGTCATCGTTATAACTTTTCATAGCTTCAGCTCTACCATTATTGAATATAAAAGTAAACAATTCATCAATTAAACGGTTTGAACGAATTGTTACTGCTTTTTCTCTAAAATATTCATCTAACTTTGAAATAATAAGTGGACGTGTTTTAGAAGTAGTTGAAAACCCCGCCACCATCTGTCTTTCATCTGTACGATATTTGTTTCTCATTTGGTGTTCAACATCCACATACTTCAAATCTTTACTCATATAGAATAGATTTTTATATTGTCTATCTATACACTGCTGAATACAAGCCCAACCGATGTTTGAGTTTTCTATTACTAATAAAGCATCATTATATTCGGTTGAAAGATTTACTAAGAAATTTCCAAAATCTTTTGTATCAATTTTACCTTTATATTCTGCTACTTGAGTTGCATTGATTATATCCATTACATGACATGCTGAAAAGTCAGAACCATCACCTCTAGCAACGTCCGCCACAACCATGTAAGAACCATTTGCAGTAGGATATTCCCATCTCCAAAGGTTTCCATCAAATCCAGTCTTTTCGATTGGGTCTTGACAATAACTTTCTTTATAGAACATCAATAACTCAGGTTCAATAACTGTATCACCTGAAGATACGAAGTCACAATCACACTCTTGAGCTGCTTTTTTCTGTCCTAATAATTTTTCTTGCTCATCTCTCCAAGTCTGGTCTCTTTCAGGATGTACTGTCCAATGTAGTTTAATTGTATTAAATGGATTTGTACCATCTTCAGCACCCAACCAAGTTTTGTGAAACCAGTTACCAACACCATTTGGAGTAGAAAGTGAAATACAACTACCACCTGTTGAAAGTGTGGATTGCGCTGCTACCCAAATTTCATCAATATCATCAATAAATGCGGCCTCATCAAATATAAGTAAAGAAAGTGCTTCAGAACGTCCTGCATCAGGTGATGATGCAATTGCTTTAATTTGAGAACCATTTTGTAAACGAAGGGAAAGTTTGTTATCTTCCAAAGAACCACCCTTTAACCAACTTGGTAGTAGTTCATGCATTACTCTCACCTTAGTTACTAAGTTCTTTGCTACATCTTGCTTAGTTGCAATAACCAATACGTTAAAATCTGAATTGAATATCATTTTCCACAAAGCAAATCCAGCACATAAAGTTGAGATACCAGTCTGACGAGATTTAAGAACTATATTAAAACGATTGTTCTTAAATTCAGTTAGAGTTTTTTCTTGAAATGGAAAAAGGTGAAAAGGTATCTTACCTCTCACCGGATGCTGAATCATACAATATTTTTTCATAAAGTGTATTGGGTCAGTAGCACACTTTTTGTATTCTTCTGCTATAATTTCTTTAAGACTTTTCTTTTGCGTTATACCTAAATTTTGAGCCATCTTAATCAATTGGTGGTTTTACCAAATCGTAGTTTTTATCTTTAAGTTTATTCCAAGCTTCATTTCTTTTCTGATAAGCTATTTCCAATTCTTCTTCAAAATTCTTAATATCAGCCAAAATTTCTGCTTTCATTTCTTCAGCATCTTTTTCCATTTTCCACTTTTCCAATTTACCATCTTCACCAACTATTTCATATTCTTGCTTTACATCTTTATATGCTTGTTGAAATTGTGCTATAACTTCTTTACCATATGCAATCATATTTTGGAATGACCTATAATCTGTATAAGCTTCCCACAAACCATCTTGTTTAATTTTTAATTCTTTTTTTGCTAAACATTTAGCACAATATCCAGTTTTAGAAATAAGTTTTTTATCTGCTTGACTTACTTTAATTGTATTACAATCTTTAGCAGAACAAGTATTTAATTTGTTAAGATATTCACGAACTTCCGCAAATGTATCCGAATTCTCATTTATTCTTACTCTACCAAATTCTTTTTGTTCCCATTTTTTACCATCTGAATCTGTCCAAACTTCTCCAATTTCTCTTTTACGATTGGATTCGGTTTGCGCAAATGAAACAAAACTTTCTTTTTCATATTCACCCCCAGTTGCAACCATATTTGCTAATTTTCTGCGGGTTGGGTGCATGTATTTTTTTTGGAATTCCTTTGACATATTATTTACGATATTCTTATATATATAAGTATATCAAAATAATAAAAAAGATTACTTTTCGAAGAATATACCTAAAATTTGATTTAGTGGTGCGAATGCGCCTGTAAGTTTATATGTATTCCCGCCATAAACGAATACAATACCTTCGTTTGGTACTATTTTATCAAATCCACCTAAAGCATTTAATCTTTCTAACTCCAATTTAAGTTTTTGTATTTTCTTTGGGTCACCACTTGCTTTTACTTGAGATATGGTACTTTCTAAACGAGCTACCATTTGTTTTTTAGCACTATCAGGATTTGCTGTAAGTACTGAACTCATAAAGGATAGTACATCGGCACCAACTCCTAAAAATATTTCTTCAAACTTCATTAAGTTTTGTTTAGATATTTTTTGTTGGTCTTGCTTATCGGTTTGCTCAGCCCAAGCTTTTAATTTTGGGTCTTGAATTGTATTAATACGGAATGATTTATCACCAAAAGCCCATCTCTTAACCAATCCTATTTTTTCTTGTGTATCTAATTTCTTTGCACCTTTTTCAACAAACTTAGTCCACCAAGCTTGATGATAATCCGCCACACCATCGGAATCGGATAATCCAAATTCAGATTGTAATTTACCAATCATAGAAATATACTTTCCTTGCAATTTAGAAAGTTTTTCTGATTTTGGAAGTTTTTGCATTGGAGGTCCTTGAATTGTATATTTAGATTGAACGTGTCCATTTACTTGCTTAATCATACCAGCAAGTATTTTTGCAGCCTGTTGGTTTTCTCCAATTACATTACCATCTTTATCATATTCAAAAGTACCATGAAATACTAATAGTGGTTGTCCATAAGGAATTACATTTACAGATGTTGGATATATTACTTCCAAATTCATAAAACAACTACCACCTTTGAATATCATTTTTCTTTGTGGTTCTGATAATGCTCCTATTGCTTTTGAAAGGTCACTCATAGCGAAGTTATAAGCATCGGTCAATCCACCTCTACCAGCAAACTTATTTGCTACTTGTCCTATTGTCATAGCACCAACTCCTTTATCTTTAAGATGAGATTTATTACGAGCTGCAACTAATCTTCCACTTACCCAACTAATTGCTAAAGCCTGGCCATCTGTTTTTTCTCTTGCCAATTCTAAATCACCATTAAGTGCTCTTACTACAATTTGTTTAAGGTCACCAAATGTTAAACCCATTTCAATATCAAATGGATGTGCCATATGTCCATATGCACCACCTTCTAATAGTAAACCCTCATTCATTGGTGTTTCAATTTTAGAAAGTTTAGTATAATAATTTGGGTCTTCGTAAAGGTGGTCTAATGCAATTTCTTTTGCTATATTAACATCAGTTGTATGTTCTCTTTCTACTGCATATCCTTTTATGAATTCTGCTTTAAGAGTTTGTGGACTCATTTTATGATGTTTAGCAATATCTTTTA